AGCTTGCTAGCCAGTTGAGATACGAAAACCGACTGTTTATCCTCTGCTATCTGACGTGGGCTAGCCGACTGAGACATTGAGCGCCTCTTCTATTCTAGCATATAGATCCTCAATCGTGCTGCTATTTGGTACAGTCACGTCCGTACCAAAGTCTAGGGTTTCGGAACTGTGCGGATCGGATGTCTGCTTGTTGGTGATACGATTGATAAACCAGATAGAGCCACCGAAGTCCCTGACACGCTTGGCCTCATTGCTATACCTCACGTCAGTCACAACTATGTTACGTCCGTGATAATACCCATTACTGGGTAGAGTGTACTCAAGCCAGAAGTCCTGACCGAACACATCACGATGGGCCTCAGTACCATACCGCTGTAGAAATGAACGGAAGTCCATAGAACCAAGATTATCGTGATCTGTAACTCCTTCAAATTCTTTATTCCATCGTGATTGCTTCAACTCTACGATGATTGATTCATCGTTCTTGTATCTGTCTACATCTGCGAAAGAGATACCAAAAAGAGCAGCGATTGATTGCTTCATGGGATCGGCAAACGCCTTACGCTCGAAACCATGCTGCTTCACCAGATACGCTGCTACAGTATCCTTACCACTACCCTTGAATCCTGCGAGTCCTACGATCATTCTTCTCTCTCCTTAGTCTCACGGAACTCACGTCCGTCCAACGAGTGATGTATAACTTGCTTCCCACCATTCTCGACGTAAATGATATCAGGGCCACAGACACACTCATCCGAGTTCGTGTCGTGCTCTATGATGTCATTTATGGGAATGGTATGAACTGTGCTCATGTGATCCAGTAGGCGAACCCACGACCTCTACGTTCACCACGTATGAGTCCACGCTCTTCAAGAGTTTGAAGAACGATAGTCGCATCCTGTGCCAACAAACGATGCTGATTCATGATGTTACTTCTCAACGCACCAGGATGCTCAGCGATAAACTGAACAATCTTCTCAAGCTTCTTCTCGTTCTTACCCTTGCCGGCATTCATAACCATCTCGATTGAGCTTTCTGCCCAACGTTGAGTATATGATGCGGCATTGACTAGATCGAAATCCTCGATTACTATGTTACCTCGCTCGTCAGGCTTCTGGCGTATAGCAGCGAAGATAATAGCGATCTTCAACAGACTACGACTAAGCCTCTCCATCGTGGGAAGCGCCAGATCCGCAGCTATCGAGTCTTTCCCGGCGCGTAACATTCTACTGTCAAACAGAGAGTTCAGCTTCCATGCATCTTCTGTCATCTTTGCGACATAACGTGGAGGCATGGATATTGACTGACCACCGATCTTCTGCTTCACATCGGTAGCATAAGCCTCGTAGATATCTGCGATCGTATCGAGGATTGATTGGCGCTTGGTAGTATCCTCTGTTGTGGGTGGGCCGAGCGGCCGTAGATCGTCGAGTTCTGCATGACCTGAGACAATAATAAATCGTGGCAGGAATCCCGAATCAATAAATGACTCATCAACCGATCCGAAGATCCGGTTAGGAATACCCCCGCACAGGAATACGAATGCTGGTGACTCAATGATGATCGTCTCTTTACGCAAAAGACGCTTTATTATCGGAGGCACGTTATACAGCTCAGTGAAGGTTTCCTGCAAAGCTGCAAGGTACTCCTTCTTCGTCATGCTCTCGAACAGTCCAGATACCTCATCCCTGTAATACATGCTGGCTCTGTTGGGACGATCAGCAAGCGCACCAAGCAATCCCTCTGCCGTACCATCAGTAGCCACGATCAGGTCAGGATCAATCTTCATCAGGAAATCAACAGCCAAACCCATAGCTGTAGTCTTACGGGTAATAGTGGATTCACCGAGAATCATTCCCCAAATGTTGGGGGCGATTGAACCTGCTGTAGTCTCAAGTCTCACACTAGACGAGACAATAGCAGACAGGACGGTGAGCATACTGATGTTGTGAAAGTCCGGTATTGCATCAGTCGCCTCAGTCGCCCACTCTCTGTAAATATCTAGGAATGTCTCAGTAAGTCTCGGATCATCCTCATCCACCAACTGTGGTATTTCTATGAGGTTTGCTCCAACAACAACATTCTGATATTCCTTAGCGGCTTTGAGTACGTCGCGCCATAGGTGTCCTAGTGGTCTACCGTCGCGGGCGTACTTGTTGCATTTGGCATCGAGAGCTACAGCGAATGTCTCTTCCTCACTCATCCCCACTTTCAGGGATACGTGCAGCAATCTCCAAAGGATTGCAGACCAGTCAGCACCCTCTTCTGGATCTTGTGTGAAGAGTGCGAGGAACTGTGTCTTTGCTAGAAGCTCACCATACTTGTAGATGATCTGCTCTGACTCAAGTATCTCGTCGATGTCAGGCATGTTCTCTTCATGAGATTCCCGTTGCAATCCTACATCGGCTTCTAGGATTTCAAAGATAGCTGGCTCTGCTGTGATTTCTGAGAGCCGCTGTAGTTCAACCTGCACAGGGGTATTGTACTTCCAGTTGACAGTCAGAGGGACACGTAGAAGCTGTCCCAAATCCCAGCCCGACTTATCCGCGCCAAGATGGTATGCTAGGCGACGTGAGTAGTCCTCTGCTTGGAATGGAGACAGCTTAGTAGTCATACGCCAGATACCCTGCCACCTACCAGGACTAGAACGCAGCACAATAGGCGGTGGGTAATCACCAATGGCGTCTGGATTTACAGCATCAAGGTCAGCCCACAAAAGATCGGTAGGTTGACAGTTCTCCTTCTTGCGTTCCCGCTTAGTCAGGAGATTGATGCAAAAGTATACGTTGTCCCTGCGCTCAACCCTGAGAATGAAGTTCTCTACACGTTTACATTCTCTAGGCCATTCCCAATACTGTTGCGCGAATGTAGCCTTGGGAGCGCGAGGGTCAGTTGTGGCGGTACAGAGTATACCCTCTGTATCACCAAACAGTGTCTCAAAGAATCTTAGTCTCTGTTCACTTTTCGCGGCTTTCGTTGTCTCTGTCATATCTCCCGTTTACAAATAAGTGAGGGACACCTGGACTCGTCAAAGGACAGGTGCCCCTCACACTTGTTGGTTGCTAGTCCTCTCTGCTTCTCATAATCGGCCCACTAAAACGATACTCAGTCTTGCCGATCTTGAGGTACAGAGTTTTCCACCAACCACTATCAGGATCGCTCGCATCTACAAGCGTCGTGTGTTCCTCAGCAGCATCACCAAGTACACGCTCCCATTCCTTGTAGTCATCGTACTCAAGTTCAATACGAATGCGATCCTCAGTCCTGACAGCGATCTTAGGCATGTTACAGCAGCCCTGTGCTTGCGCCACCTACGAGAGAACCCGCAGGCTTGACACCCTTCACAGGATTGTTGTACTCTCCTTCGATGATGTCACCTTCGCGTGTGCGCTTTGCCTCTCTCCCAAGAACAACGACACACGGCCTACCCTTGTAATCCTCGAAATCAGGATTGAAGTCCTTGGCACGTACAGCCTCTTCGGTATCACCAAGTGCTACGAAGAAGCGTGCAATCATGCCCTTCATCTTCGCAGCCTTCTCCTTATCGTGATCCTTCGGAGGCACCACGAACTGCGTCCACGCATGACGACCGCCGCCATCCTCATCGGTGAGCTTGAACTCCACCTTAATCATCGGAGTACCAACAGGCGTCCTACCACCAGCGTTCTTCACAGCATCCCACGTGATGTCAAACACTTCCGCGTTGTAACGACCAGGATCGAGTGCTTCAAAGCCACCCATATCCGCATCGCTGAGATTCAGCAGGCTGTCATTAGCCATACTCTTTCACTCCTTTGTTCTGTTGGTTTGGTCGCTAGACTTGTCTAGCTACGCCGCTGCCTTTTTAGTGACAGCGGGAGGGTGAATCATATTCCACATGAGCGGAATACTTGGATCGTCGATGAACTCACCAAGCGAATCAGTCCTGTCTTTCGCTTGTACTCTGCGAGTCCCTTGGAACTGCAACCGACGTACCACTTCTCCTGTGCTGTTGTCGTTGTAGTAGTACCCAACGATATCACAGAAGCCAGGTACTTCGCTTGCCAACTTCCCCGAGAATCCAGGGAAGTATTTGGTAGGCTGTCCTTCTTCCTGCCTACTAGCCATACCAGCCACGAAGATCACGTGACATGGAAGATCACGGAACGCACG